GTTAAATTAAAAGAATAAACTCTTGCCTCGCCAATTTGTTCTCCAACACAACCAAACTGAGAATAAAGAGCAATCGTTTCTCTTACCTTTGCTAATCCAGTTACATTATTAACTCTCAATATATTTCCCATTTCAAATGGGACTGTAACATTTTCAATTTTTCCGATGTCTCTTGGTTTTTCTACATCAATAATTGTATTGGATGGTTTTTCAATATCATACCCTTTTACATATGCCTTTCCTGCTGAAATGTCAAGTCCAAGTAAGTCATCAGACGGAACATTTCCACCATCTGTTCGTTGACCAGAAAAATATACTCCATCATTACCGAGTCTATCGTTCAGGGACTCTTCTAAATTTAAATCAAATGGTTCTACAGTATAATCACCGGATTCATCAAATGTTCTTGTCGCAAGGTAATCCTTGATTTGATTATACTCAGTTTTTGTTACTATCTTTTTAACTTTTCCATTTTTTACCCTCAATAACTCTACAAAATTAGTATCATTAGTGTCTGTTAATGATCTTTTTGAAAGTGTTAATGAAATTTTTAATCTGTCTGCACCTGGTGATGCATAGTTTGAAAATCCTTTTGCATTGTCATATAGGGACTCATCTTCCTTTGCATTAATCAAAGACTCTTCAATTTGAAGTCCAACTCTATATGATGGAGTATTTGTATAGTAATCTAAAAGAATAGTTTGCTTTGATACATTTACAAAATATCCTCTTATAAAATATATACCATCACCGATTGATGCAGCAGATCCGATTGCAGATGCTTCAGAACTAATTGCCGAAGCAAATGGAGTTCCTGCATTTATAGTTGTATTGCCATAAACTATATTGTTATTTGCAGATAATAATTCACCATCTCTAAATTGAGTAAATTCAGAATCACTATCGGAACTTAAATATTTTACATATAAAGTCACATATTCTAAACTATCGTCTTCGTCTGGTAAAATTACCTTCTGAACTCTAGCAGTATTTCCAGAAACTTGTCCTGTTATTGTTTCACCAACTAATTTATCAATGTACAACGAAATATCGATTCCAAATAGAGAGGAGTTTACCTTTACTGCGTAAAACTGCCCATCATATGAAATATTTCCCGGAACAACAACTGATCCTTCTTTAAATATATTAGTTCCAAAACCTTCAATTTGATTTTGAAGAATCGACTGCAAAGTCGTCAGTTCCCTAGACTGAACTGGATATCCTGGTTTGAATAAAACTTTTAGAAAGTTTTTTGTAGGGTCAAAATCGTCATAATATGGATTGACATTTAAATTTGTTTTTTGCGACATTTTTCTTTAGAATTCCAGAATAATTTTGATGTCTTCTTTTTGTCTAGAGTCTCTTGTAACAAGAGAACGATTATCGATGTAAATGATATCTCCCGTGTTTTTATTTATCTCTGGATCAGCAACCCCTCCAGAGAAAGTCACACCTAAACTGACTTGTTTAGACCCAATTGTTGTTGTAATTCCACTAAAATTTATATCAACAGACCCTGATATTGGAGTAATGGTATTTGTTGTTGATGCAAAACTAACAACATTAGCTTTTGCAGTAACGTCATTCCTATCAGTTTGATCGAGAGTATTTCCAAAATTTAATGATCTATCTTGATAGTATTTTAAAACTCTAGTTTCAGTATCATATGATGCAATATAACCTCTGGCAGTACCATTAGATGTAGATTGTGTTATTGCTGCACCAACAGTAGGAGATCCACTAAATGCACTAGTCAACTTAATAGATCCTAATGAAGAATATTGATTTCCAGTAAAAACCGTTCCAGTTGAATTATATTTTTCTGGATTCTTAATAATTCCGACTTGAGCAAATTTAGTATCTGTTGGAAAGTCTTTAGTAGAATCGTCAAATCTTGAATATACTAAAACTTTATCCGCACCTAATTCTGAATACACATCATATCCATGTCCTCTAGATGGAGGAATGATGGGAATTAATTTTGCTGGACTGGAAATAGTGTCAGTTGCCGCGTGTCCAAAATCAACAATTCCGAAAGTATATCCACTACCACCAGAAACGACTGTTGCCTTTGTAATCTGTCCGGACGAGTTAACCTCTATATTTACTTTTGCACCCGATCCGTCACCTTTAATGTCATAAGTTCCTGCAGTATATACTCCACTTCCACCGTCTTCAATATATACAGTTTTTATCTGATTATTATTTACTATAGAATCTCCAGAATCTCTAACACTTTGAATTTGAAAATCGGAAGATGTTGCCCAATTTGATGGAAGAACAATATACTCTGTGGAATCAAATTTTACAATATCGCTTGGTGATATTGTAAACAAATACTTCCAAATGTATCCATCTCCACTAGTTCCGGCAGCAGATGGTTCCAAATCTGTAAATGTTGGTTCATCCTGAGATGTGTTTCCATTTACATTTGATGATCCACCAATATCACCATGAGATCCATTATAAAGACAAACATAAACTTTAAAGTCACTATTTACAACAAAATAATTGCAATCATAAAGTCTTGCAGTCTGAGCATTAGGTGACAAATTATGAACACTATAATCATGACGATACATGTCATATCTAGTGTTTGATGTCCAAGAAACTTTTCTTACAATTCTTCTGACATTAGAACTGTTTAGTCTTTTGCCAAATAATGAAGTATTTCTATAATGACTCAAATATTGTAGATTGTCTATTGGACTTGGCGGACTTGAATTGGTGTCCGTTCCCCAAGTAGTACTTCTACCAAATCCTACAGGACTAGAAGATGTTCCTGGATTTGACAATCCAAGAAAAACATAATATGAATTATTAGCATCCAATACAGAATCTACAAAATTATTAGCATTCGCAATTCTAAATTGGTCTGTTACTATAGCAGCCATATTACACAGTTTTTAGATATTTATATGGATTAAATTAGTTTAGTATTTCTGGAAGTGCACCAGTTTGTCTAAGTCCCTCACCCCTTCTTTGAATTGTTGGGAATGTTGATAATCCAACATCAACAGTTTTTCCAGATACTCCAATGGAAATTGGAGAACCTGATCTTGTAATTGTTTGGAATGAACCCCAGGAGAATTCACCAACCATAGTTCCAGTAGTTGATAAACCTGCAACATTAGTTCCAGAGTCAATATTACAAGTAATGATTCCAACACTTCCATCAGAAGATTGTTGTCCGACATAGTAGACATTATCTACAAACATCGTTCCAATCCCAATTACAGCAGTATTTGAACTATCAACTGATGTTACTCCCGTTCCAATTGTAGTATTCTTGATAAGGATTGGATATCCCACACTCAAAGTATTAGTACCATCATTAAAGTTACCTGAAGATTTATTAAGGGTAAATTTGAGTGCTAGTGGGTGACTACCAACACCTGTTGTTGTTGCAATACCAGTAATTGTGCCAGAAAAACCTTTGACAATTTGTATTTTGGCAAGATTTTCAACATTAACATCTGGAAGAGGTAAAATTGTCTTTGGTGCAACTGTGTAACCAAATCCTGGGTTGGTAATTGTGGTTGCCGTAATTACTCCGTTAGTGACAGTCGCTGTCGCAGTAGCAGTTGTTCCCACACCTACATTATGTGGATCATCGATCTGTAATGGATTTTGGAATTTAATGTTAATAGTAGATCCAGTATATCCACTTCCACCATCAGCAATAGTAAGAGAAGTGACAGTTCCACCAGTACCGATTGTTGCAGTTATATTTGCTGGAGATGGATTTTCTTTACCATCAACAATAATACCACTGAGATCATTGTATGGTTGTGATCCAAGGTTATAATCAAAATTACTTACATCATCAACAAAAATTGTAGTATCGGATGAGTCAATATCCTTGATGATTTTTGCTGTTGGATAAACTTGAGAAATAATAGATTGTCTCTTTTTAGAAACAAACTCACCATTAATAATTCTATCAGTTTTTTGTTTTGTCCAAGACATTGGTTTATCATTTATCTCATCAACACCTTCATCAACATATAAACTGGTTTCAAATTTATCAGAGAACGAAAGATCAAAAACTACTCTATTCTCTTGTGTTTCTGTTCCAGGAATGGTATCATTTTTATAAACTCGAACAGTATCACCTTTTTCTAATGTTGGTGCAACATTATCGACTTGCAGATCATCTTGCCCTCTTGTTCCTCTATAGAAGAAGATATCAATTTTATCTTCCGGTTTAGGTGCAACACTAAATGAGAATGATGTTCCACCATCAAACGTATAAGATACTCCAGGATCTTGAAGTACACCATTAATGAATATTACCAATGCATTTTGAAGTTTGATGTTAGAATTATCAGGTTTTTCAAAACTCAATATTGATCCATTATAGAATAATGGGAATCTTACTCTCAATCCATCTTGATAATTTTCAATAGAATCAATGAAATCAAGTTCACCAAATTGCCATGCAGCAAAATTGTCATTAAATACTTCCAACACTGTCAGTTCAAATTCTGACAATGGAGATGCTAATCCAGCAGCAGTAACAAGACCAACAGGTTTAAATACATCACCCTTTCTGAATGAATATCCACTTCTTGCAATAGAGAAACTATTAACCGAATGATATGTAGATCCAACACCTACTGTTGAACTTGCTCCTACATTAATATCAAGAAGTAATCCAGTTCCGGTTTCTGTTGTTGCACCCTCACCTATTCTAGAAACACCAATAACTTCGAGATTTTCATATGATGGTTCCGAAACAAATATTTGTGGATTAGTATATCCAGTTCCACCATTAGTTACATTAAAAGTAAGTGTTCCTCCCGCACCAACAGTGGCAGTAATTTCTGCTGGTGTTCCGGAGTGTCCTACCTCATAAGCAGTAACACCGATTGATATTATTGAGTTATATCCCGATCCCACATCATCTGTAGAACCCGTTCCAATAGTGTTTTGAATTACTCCACCACTTACAACTGCAGTGACTGCTGCTCCTGCAAGAGGTGCGTATCCTTGTCCACCAGTAGATCCGAGAGAAACAATAATTCCACCTCTAGGAATTTGATTTTGATTAACATCAGATTCTGAAACTAAAATGCTGCTAGGATCTGAAACATCTGTTCTAATTCCACTAAAGACAATCGATGATATTCCTGTTGGTGAAATTTGCTCAATAATATTAAAGTTTCTTGCGGGATTATTTTGAGTCGATGGAGTTTGGAAAATTCCATTGATGAATACAATTCCATTTCCTCCAGTTGTTCCAATTCCTGCAGTATTTGCTCCACCAACCGTTAATGTAAAGGTTCTACCGATTCCAGTGAATTCATCGGAAACATCATCATAAATTTGATTTGTTGTATAATCTTTTCTAAGGAATACTCTTCCAGTAAAATCAGAAGTTTCAAATTTTAGATTATTTTCAGTTCTAGTAATATTAATATTTCCTCTAGGTGCTTTTGTAAAGAAAATGCTATCTCCGACGATATTGTAAGATCCTTTGTGTATTCTAGCAACAGTAGAAGAAGCATGATTTGTTGCAGCCGATCCAACATGACCTCTCTCCACCTCAACTAGAGGAATTGTTCCAGTATTGGTTATAGGTCCAGTACTCAAAGTTCCAAGACCAACATTAATAATATTCATATATTCATCATCAACTTTCAAAATATCCGATGGATTGATTGTACTAATTCCACTAAGACGGAATGTTGTTGTGGTTGTAGAAATACCACCATTCAAAGTTTTAGCGACTTTGGTAAAGGAAATTGGATATTGTGCAATATTATCAAGGGTAATAATTGATTTTTCATTCTTCTTTGCCATCTCAAACATGTGCGAGTTGCCCTCACCCAAAGAAGTAAAAGTAACTGCAGTTCCTGATTTTACAGTTGATATTGAAAAGTTGTTATCATCATTATCAACCACAGCAAAAACTTGTGTTGGAAGTTCTGCAGTTATAGAACCATTCTTATACGTCATTGGAACAGATCCAACTCCAACAAATGTTGATTGTGGAGTATAAATCAATTCTTCTCCATCACTGAAGAAATGATTATTAATTGAAAATACTCCAGTAGAAGCATTGAGAACGTTAGAATCTGCTGGATTGAAAGTTTTTGCAAAAATAGGAGTTTGATCTGATCTTAATACGAAAGACTTTTTGTTAATTCTATCACCATTAATTGAAAGATATCGGGCAGTATTTACGGTTTCTACAGATGGTCCATATAAAAGATCTGGAGCTTGATTGATAATGTCAACAGTAGTATATAAACATTCACTGAAAGACTTAACTTCTAAATCACCAGTCTGGTTGGAATCTGGATAGAATTTAATTAATACATCATCTCCAGAATATTCTCCACCAAATGTTCCGATACCAGATGCAGTATCAGATGTTGTAATACCAGATGCTGAAAGGAATGATGATTGCTGAACATAAATGTCAGTTTTATCTTGAACCATCATGATTTGATGGACGGACTTAGCGGTTCCAATACCAATTTCGACTAAAGATTTTGCAGAATCAAATAAATTCTTATCTAAAGTTAAGAATGAAATTGGTGTTGCCGAAGTTGTTGTAGAAAAACCTGATGTATAAATCGCAGATCTCTCGTTACCTTCTGGTTGATTTGGTAAAATATATCTAAAAGTTCCGACTCCGACAGATGTAGTTCCAAATCCAACAATTCTGGTTTTTACAACTAAATCCTGATTAGATCCATTTTCATAAGTCAGATTAAGATTACCTGAAGTTATATTTGCATTGAAAGATCCTAATAAATTAGATGATCTTGAGACTTCTTCAGTATCAAAATAAAACTCCGAAATACTTGTATCGGTTCCATTATGTGTTACGTATACCTCTACAAAATTAGTTTCTCTTGATGATTCTTCATATATTTCTGCATTTAAATGCAATGATGTCATTGTTTCAGTAGAAACCCCAATTATAGTATCTGTATTTCCAATAAGAACTTCTTGACTACGGGAAGTTAGATCAACAAACCCAATAGATGTAGTTCCAATACCAATAACTTGGTTATCAAATTTCTTATCAATATACTTAATGTCATATTCAGTATCATATGCATCTTTTGGAGTAAATCTAAGATAATTTTCTCCAAATTCATTAGTTTCGATAGAGAAATCTCCATATTGTTCTCCATCAACTGTAGTTAATCCAGATCCTACATTAACTAAAGATTGTTTTTCTAAAATACCAATAGTTTTAGTTAATGGATTTCTTATAAAAACTAAACTTGTCAACTGAACTTGATCTTTTCCACTTGCATCAGATACCTTGAATAAGTAATTATTGTATGACTCGAAACCATCGACTTCAAACAAATCTACAAATTCTGATGGTTCACTCTCAAAACTAGAGAATTGATTTTGTATATCATCTACTCTTAAAACAATGTTTGATTTTGCTTCATTATAATTGGTTAATTTTTTACTCTTCAATTTTAAGAACTTTGATTTATTATTAATAAGATCGACATCTTTTACAAAATCAAAAATATTAATAGTATCAACTCTATTCTCAGAAATATAATCTCTAATTATTGTAGTTACATCAGATGTTGTAGAAAGACCAATCTTATCATCTTCATCAGACATTACTACAGTGTCTGAAAAATTCTTAATACCTATCGAGTGGACTAAACTATTGACAGGTGTTCTAATATCTTTCCATTGCTGTTTGCTTCTAATCGAATATGATAAATTTTGATAGTAATCATTGTTAGCAATGACTTGATAGTCTTCACTCAATTTACCAGTTTCAGTTTCCCAACCTTCATCTTTTCTGTTCGAAAATCTAGTCTCATAAAATCCTTCATATTTTGTTAATTTATCGATAGTTGCAACATTACCTGAAGTTTTTCCTTGAAGTTTTTCACCGATAGAAAGATCATATGATCCAAATACCTGAAGAAATCCAAAATTATCGGCATCAGTAACCTCTAAGTCAACTTCCTCATTATCAACTAACAACTTCTCTCCAACTTCAAAAGTAGATGGTGATAATGAAATTGAAAATTCTGGATAATTTGTTTTTGCTATAACAGTTCCAAATGAATCTTGAATTGTTTTTGCAATACCTGTATTTGTCCCTAAACCAGAAATACTGAGGGTTACTTGATCATCAACCAATCCTCCAGCAAATTTGTTTTTGTAATCCGTTACTTTAAAGAACTTATATCCATAATCACTAGAATTAAATCCATCACCAGTTGTACTATACTTTTGAATTCCTTCAACGAAAACTTCATCATTCACTGCAAATACATCTGTAGAGAATCCCGCAGACGGTGTAGTCAAAATACAAGTAAAAATTCCAGTGTTTGATGATTGAACTTGCTTCACACTAATTCCAT